GCTCTTCCGATCTCACAGGAGCTAGCAGCACACGCTATTATCCATTTTTCATACTGTAAAAAAGGTATTTTAAAACCTTTACAGAAGAAAAAATGGCATTGAGCGTGCGCTACCGACGCATATCGGTTAACACCCCTAAGGTCATTTTGACCTCAAACCCGGTTCTTTATAGGGCCGGGACCCCACGGCGCTTTAGTGCGACGTTGCCGTACCGTGCGGTACGCATCAAGTGATGCTTGTCACTTTCAGCAGGTAGCCGAAACGGCTCATTCGGCAATAAATTGCCGAATCTGTCAGTGGAAGGCTCGAACGTTGAACGTTCCAAGCGCAACAAGCACTTTTGTAATGCGGCGTATCCCCCTATCTAATCAGTGCGATAGATAGGGCTTGGGACCAAGCAAGTTACTTCAAACTGCTGGTATCTCCGGTTCCATCTATTGATGGTCCGGTAGCCCAAGTACGAGAAACGCCCAAGTCCAGGAGAATTATCACTCACGTAGGGGAGCTCCCCTACTATACGTTCCACTTTAGAGAACATATAGGAAGCCGATCGCCAATAACCTCGTTTATAAAGGTGATTGGCGGTCTCCGTCCATGATATAATTTCCTGGGCCTGCCGCAGAGCATTTGGACACAAACGACGTACGTATGTTGGTGTTACCTCAACGCCATCGTATGCATCAAGTCCGCAAGATTCTCGGAACTTACCGTTCCAAAAACTCTTACGGATATTGACTTTGCAGTTGTACTTCAACAAAGTCACAAATGTCTCAACTGTCTCGTGAGCGGGAAGAATAATATCATCCCCGTACACGAAAACCTCAGAAGCGACCTTACGGACGTTCCTGAGATTTACTGGGAGCTGTCTAATCCGCAGAAGCGATACTACACAACAAGTGTAGAAGTACATTGCTTCTACTGGAAAACACAGGGCGCTACCCATAGAAGCGAACTTCTTAAGAGGGATTAATCTCCCATCCGGAAGTTCGGCCGTTCTAGACCTGCAAGCATCAATTAACCACATAAGTGGCGGATTGCTGCTAAACATGGATAGGGCTAGTTCGTGTGGAACACGATCACTAGCTTCCGACAAGTCAATTGTCGCCAAAGACTTATCCTTAGAAGCGGCTAATGCAAGCGATCTATTAACCGACTGATCCGTGAAATTCACGTGTCCAGCCGTAATAGAAGAGGACTCGATCCGAGCATAAAGCTCGTTCCGAATTCCCTGCTGTACGTATTGATTACATACAGGCTCGATTGCAATTATTCTAGGAGCTTTCAGAGTCTTCGGCACAGGAGTCACCCTCACAGGTAACTCCTTAGCCGGAGGAATGAACGTAACACCCTCGAATTCTCGTTCCAAAGAAGAGGATACAGAATATCCGTTTTCCAGGAAGGGGAAGTATTCTTCGAGGCGTTCATGCCAATACAACCATGAGTATTTTCGGTTACCCGATAAACCCTCATAGGTTGCACCTGGACCATGCGTTGGGACTAAAGCTTCGACACTAATGTGCGAAACAATAGGAGCCCAAAGCAAAGAAGCAACTCGATGAAAATCATCGATGTCGCAACGGTCAAGTGAAAGTTCTGAAAGCTGGCGTTCCGTTTGAACGAAAGCCTCAATCGAATCAGCAATCCGTTTTGGACTGCATTCGATCTCCAGTTTCTTGAAAGCAAGACAGATTTGTCTAACGCTTCCAACAATTTCTGGAAAAAGCTGAAAATCAGCACGAGGTTCATCGTTAAGCCTCCCAGTCTCTTGACTAAAAAGGACCTTGAGCATACCTTTCAAGAATGAAGGGATTGCTCCATCTTTCCGGAAACTCCGGAAAGATGTTGAAGGAATGTACCCAATTGCAAGAGCTTCTTCGAAGTCCTTACAAAAATCGGGTAAAGTTATCGTCAAAAACGATAACCCTTCCTTTTTAGTCCGTGACCGTATAGTTATTAGGTCACGTAAATCAGAGACGTTGACAGTACACCTAGCGCACGCATCTTGATAGATGAGTGACGCCAGATCTAAAAGGTTACTTACGTAGCTTTTCAAGACTCCTCCTAACAGAGGTAGTACTTCTAGCTATGTCAGTTGCCTGGTGTCATGTGCTCCTACTGATCAGTCTTTAACTGATCAGGCTGAGACATGGATCCCCCGGTTGGCACCGGGTCCACCACTCCTGCTCTATGATCAGATGCTTGTTGGGCATCTTCCAGAACCTTCCTTCTTCGAGATAACTCTCGATGATTAGAAAGGGACTGAAGAAAGACCAATGCAAATGACAATAAGGTGTCCATCAATGTTCACCTCCTGTCAATTGAATCAGCTTCGCATTCGTAGATGCAGTTAACAGTCCCATAAGGGCTGCTGCTATATTCGTCAATTCCGTCTGGGTGAAGCCTGTTATAGGCATATCAACCATAAGGTAAACTGACGCGCTGACCGCAACATTCTTCGTCGTTTCCAAAGGATTCGTCGAATACTTGTTGACGTTCAAGCGAAAGGATCTCCGAAACCTCGCATTGAGAGTGCCAGCCTTCCCAGCTTGCTGGGAAGTAATGACAAGCTCATACGAATTCGTGGGATCCCTATAAGTTGAACTCGTGGGGTTTTCACTCACACGAGGCAACGATATAGCAGAACCACCGTTAAAACCGGTGATAGTGATGGATTGTGGATCGGCAAAAGCCATAGTTAACCTCCAGATCTATTGGAGAAAGTTTACAGTACTCAAAGCTGCATATTCTCAAGTGCAGCACCGGGATAACCGTAGTATCTGTTGTTATCCTGCAGCGAGGCAAGTAGACTTGCCAGGAAACCTTGGACCACAATATTAGTGGGTTAAAGCCAAGGCTGCAAGAATGGCTCCCCTCATAGGAGTAATATCCTGAGGGGAAAGGTTGAATCCAAAAGGATGGCCTTCCGCCCTTCGCTTCGATTCCACCGACTGAACCCAATTTAAAGATTTGGATTTAGTACGGAGGTACAAAGTCGAATCCTGGTGTAACACCTTTTGAGTGTGACACATGACGTAAAACCAGCGGGACACGAGCCTGTCGTATATGGTCGCCGTCACGTTATTTACAACGTGCCCGGCGTTACTAAACCAATCGCCAAGCCATGTCCAAGGAGTGAGCTGATACACAGACGAAGGGGAGATGCTTAATCCGTAATATTTTACACGGCGCATTATCTGGCCGTATAAACCGGAAGAAGCCCGATTTTGTTCGGTAGCTCCCGTCGCCTGTTCGAATTCAGGTACGTAGAATTTAAAGGATCCGTCATACCACACATGTCTTTCGACATTTGTGTATGTACGGGTTACCTCAAACGGCCCTTGAGAGGCCGGACGATACAGACCAGAGAGCAGCGGAGGATAAACCTTTACCGCCGTATCGCTAGTCGTGGTCACGTCATTCTCTACCTTGGATTCTTTCAGCAAAGTGCCGGCCTTCTTCACCCATTGATTGTTAGCTCTAGCGATATCAGCAAGACCTTGGTCTTGATCCTGATATCGTTTATAGAGTTCTAAACAATCACCGATGAATGGGCTCCAACCAAAGACATGATTAAGGAAATGATCACCGATACTCTTTGGCATAAAGAGATCGGTAGACTTTCCACCGAGAGCTAAGTAAGTCTCGTGCATGCCTTTAGCTGTTGTCGCCAATTGTCTGGGAAGTTCCGCCATATCTTGGAGGAACATTATCCCAGTTGTATTGGACGGCGACGGCCTAGCTCTATCATAGGCCGCGGCACCATAGGGTTCTGGGGACTCGTAATCGGGTCCTAATGGACCAGAGTTTCCTGCGTTGAGAAAATCAACCTGAGAATACCCTGTCCATGTAGCAGGTACAAAACCTCCTTCGTACGAATAGTAAAAACCTCCGGGAAATTGAGCCCAGAAGTGATCCTCATCGTACGTGTCAATTCCCTGAACCTCAGGAGAATTGCCAGTGAAGCAAATCAGCTTCATCAAGGGACCCCCTTCAGTATGAGTGGGCTTTCCGTAAATCTTACGGATCCCACTATACTTGTTCGGGCGGAACTCGTGGAGAACAGGACGCACCAAAGGGTGCGTATGATCCCACATCCGCTCGATATAAGGGTAGTTGTTATGGGATTCATCAGCATACAGGATCTTTCCTGTGCTGTAATTCCTATACCAACTTCCAAGGTGGACATTTTGTCCAGCCTTGTCCTTGGTTCTGTATCGAAAGCTAGCTCGTGAATTGAGACGACCATGGGGCCTACCGGTGGATCTCTTACGATTCCGTTTCTTCTTCTTAACCTTACGGGGAATGGTTACCCCGTGGTGAGAAGAATTATCGGGGATCGCGAGCCCACCATGTGGCTTATCAGGTTCGTCTACCCCATGCTTGCCAGGCTGGGGATTATCACGATGCTCTTTTCTGCCCATCCCTAAAACTCCTTTCCTTTTAGATCAAGAGATCAACGTCTCAGAGGGGCCCGAGAG